CTCACAATACACTTCTAACAAATATGTTATATGGAACTACAATAGCAATGTTTGGTCTATTGGTTCTATGGACAGAGGCTTTTGGATTGACCAAGGTGCATTTACTTACCCTATTGCTGGTGACTCTCAAGGTTTTGTTTATGAGCATGAATCAACCACATTAAATAATTCACCTAATCTAAACTCACAAGTACCATTTTGTGAGACAGGGCCTATACAAATAGGCAATGGTGATAACTATGTGCAATGCAATCAAATATTACCAGACGAAGAGGCTAACTCTTTACCTGGTGTTACCCTCAGTTTCAAAGGTCGATTTACTCCATTAGGTCCAGTTACGGACTTTGGATCATTTACTTTTGAAAATGATGGTTATACTGATGCTAGATTTACAGCAAGACAAGTGCAAATGAAAGTCACAGGCAGTACCACACAAGACTTCCAAGTAGGTAATATACGCTTGGATGTTAGACCAAGAGGTAAAAGATAATGGATTTATCCTCACAAAGACAGTACATACAAAGAGCGGAGAATGTTCATATTAATATCGCTTTGGCTAATACTGATTACTCTGTTTATACAGCACCTTCTGGTGATGATTTTACCTTCTCTATTATCCAATCATTTTTAGTATGTGAGCATCAAGGTCAACAAACCCAAATAGATGTAACTAATACGCATGATACAGATACTTTTAATTTATTTAGTGGCAAAGTTATTAGTGCTAACAGCACTACAGAGCTATTAGAAAGACCCATTATTATTCATCAAGGTGAAATAATTAAAGTGCAAGGCAACCACGCTGGTAATTTAGATATCCACATGAGTATCGTTGAGTATGGAAAAGGCGATTAATAAAGTCACGCCAATTAAAAAAGAACCCGAAGAATGGGAGGTTCAATGGGAACGCTGTAAGCCTTTGCTGGTTAAAGCCATGAAATATCAAGATACCTATACAATTGAAGACATAGAAGATAAAATAAGAAATGGAATAGCTCTATTATGGCCAGGTAAGAAATCAGCTATGGTTACAGAGTTAATACCTTTTCCACAGATGCTATCAATGAATATATTGGTATTTGGAGGAAACTTTAAAGAATTTGAAGAAATGTTAAAACACATAGAAAAATTTGCAAAAAAAGCTGGCATCAAAAGATTATATGGTGGCGGCAGAAAAGGGTGGATTAGGAAAACAAAACCACTTGGATTTAAGCAAGAAGTTTTATTAAGCAAAGATTTATAGGAAAAGAATATGCCACAAGCATTACCATTTATTACAGCAGGAGCAGCGGTTTACGGAGCAACCAAGGGCGGTGGCTCTAAACAAACATCATCTACACAAGTCGATCCTGCGCAAATGGCTATGTACGAAGACCTTTACGGCAGAGCCAAAGGTATTGCGCAACAGCCATTCGTACCATACACAGGATCAAGAGTTGCTGGTTTTAACCCAGATCAACTTAGACAATTTCAAGCCACCCGTGGTTTGTTTGAAACTGGGATGCAGTATGATCCATTAACAGGTTTACAAGGATTAGCTCAACAGCAAGCGCCACAAGTAGGTCAAGTTGGCTCATTGTTAGGAGCTGACATAGGTGCATATCAATCACCTTATCAACAACAAGTTATCGACCAAACGATGGCTGATATTCAGAGAGAATCTGATATTGCCCAACAACTAGCACAATCAAGAGCAATTAAAGCTGGTGCATTTGGTGGTTCTCGTTCTGCTTTATTGGAAACTGAAGCAACCAGACCTTACATAGAACAAAAGGCAAGAACTTCAGCCGCATTAAGACAAGCTGGTTTTGAACAGGCACAAAGAGCCGCCGAATCAGATATCGCAAGACAGCAGCAAATGGCAATGTTTGCCCCAGAATTAGAATTAAAAGCAAGAGCGCAACAAGCAGGACTGCTTGGGGGCGTAGGTTCAATACAGCAACAAAGACTTGGACAACTTGGTCAAATTGGTTTACAGCAACAAAGATTACAACAAGGTGCGTTGGATGTTCCTTACGGAGAATTTCAAAGAGCTTTGGGATATAGCCCGCAACAGTTTGGTTTATTATCGCAAGCTGTGTTTGGTCAACCACAAAATGTTACTACAACTGACAGAACTAGCCCGTCTTTTCTTGACAGAGCATCTGGCGCTGTAGATTTATATTCTCTTTTGTCTGGCATAATTTAAATCATGGCAGTAAACGATCTATCAAAAGTATTCGGCATCCCATCTCCAACAGAAACATTGGATTTAACGCCGCAATTTCAAACCTCTCCAGAAACAGGCACTCTAGGCTTGGAGCAACCAAGTACATTAACAAGAGTTGGTAGTAGGTTATCTAATAATCTCGCTAGAATGGGCGGTTATGATCCCATGCAACTAAGCAATGCTGAAGAAAGAAGACAAGCTAGAATGGCTGGATTGCAAGAGCTGTCTTATAGACTATCACAGACAGCTGCTAAATTATCTGGTGATCCAAGAAGGATGCAGATAGCTCAACAGCAAGAGGCTGCTAGGATTAAGGCCATAGCCTCCAAAACAAAAGAAGCATATAAACCAGAGCTTGTTGAATATAAAAATACTACTGATAATGATATAAGAATAGGAAATATTGTTATACCAGCTGGTACAAAAATGCCTTTTAATGTTTCAATTCCAGAAATAGCAAATTCTATTAGTGGTATGCCTGGTTTAGAAGAGGTTAAACAACAAAATGTTTATACAAGACAGGGAAGTTTATACACTACACCTGAAGGCGATTATCGAGAAATAATAACTGGAGATCAAAGAGTTTTTGACGGCCCAGCAGGAAGATTTGATGCTGGTGAATTTTTTGCAAAATATCCAGAATCAAGAAGTAAGACATCTGGTGAAGAACAAAGATATATTCCAGATTTCAAAACATTTACAGGTTTAAATAAAGACCTTACAACAGAAGAAAGATCACTAAAAAAACTTGATAGTTATTGGAAAAATATAACCGATACTAATGTTGGTGTTGAAAGGCTCGGAGATCAAATATCTACTTGGTTTAAAACCTTGGCTGGCAGACAAGATCTTACAGTAGAAGAATTAGCTAGAGGAATAGCAGAAGGAAAACTTCAGGGTCTTATTGGCGCTAATAGAATTGATACCGTTGGTGGCGGTGTTATGACTGAAAAAGATGCTTGGAGAATTATATCAAGGCTTGGTGGAGATGTAGATGCTTTGCAAAATCCAGCTATTGTTGGCCCTCTTTTACAAGAAATGTATCAAGATAAAGTAGATGCTTATAATGAAGACATTAAAGGGTATAACATAGGAGTAGAAAGCAAAAAATATACTGGATATAGCAAAAGATCGCCTATTTCCTCAAAAGATGTGGCGGCTAAATTTTCACTACTTCCTGAGGGTGTTCCAATTGGTAGTATCAGAGAGGTTTCTCCAAACGGAGTTGTATATTATATTGACCCTGAAACAAACAAAAAATATATTATAGAAGATTAAGTATGGCAGTCAGAGAAATTACAGACGAAGAACTAGAGAATATTATAGTTACAGCGCCTGCTCAACAAAATATGACTGCTGGACAAGTTGCAAAAGAAGCTTTATTTAATATACCATCCAGCGCATTACAATTTGGAAAAGATATTGTAACTCCAATATTAGATCCAGTTGGAACTGTAAAATCACTTGCTCAGTTAGGAGCTGGTATTGTGCAATTAGCTATACCTGGAGAGCAAGCAAATGAAAAACAAGCAAAGGCTGTTGGAGAATATTTTGCAAACAGATATGGCGGTTTTGAAAATTTGAAAAAAACTATTGCCGAAGATCCTGTTGGCTTTTTGGGAGATGCCTCAATTATTTTAACTGGCGGAGCAGGTATTGCTGGAAAGATAGGCCCTTTAACAAAAACTGCCGAAAAAGTTAAAAGCATTGGGCAAGCCATTGATCCTTTAACTGGCAAGGTTACACAAACTCTTATAGGCGCTCCAATTTCTGCTGCCCTCGGTTTAACAACTGGAGCGGGAAGAGAAGCTGTATCTGAGGCATATAGAGCTGGAGCAACTGGTGGAGAAAAGGCTAAAGAATTTAAAGGAGCAATGAGGCAAAAAGATTCACTTGAAGATATTGTTTCTGAAGCAAAAAAAGGCGTTTCTGAAATGGCAAGCAAAAGAAAAGCAGAGTATTTAGAAAGCATGGAAGGAATAAAAGCATCTCAGAAAAAAGTTAATTTTGATCCAATAAAAAAAGATATTTCGAATATAAGAAAAGAATTTGAATTTAAAGGAGAAACAACCTTAGATGCTTCAGGCTTAAAAAAATTAGACGAGATAGAGGAGGCAGTTAATACTTGGGCTAAAAATGATAACTTTCATACTGTTGAAGGGTTAGATGCTCTTAAAAAGAAAATAGATAATTTGATGCCAGAAGCAGATACTTTTGGCAAAACATCTGGAAAAGGCGCTTCTGTTGTTACTAAAGCTAGAACAGCTATAAACAATAAAATAAAACAAGCATCTCCAGAGTACGCAAAAACAATGAAGGCTTATGAAGAAGCAATTAATCTTGAAAAAGAAATAAGGCAGTCATTAAGCTTAGGGAATAAAGCATCTGCTGATGCAGCATTAAGAAAACTTTTATCAGTTATGAGAAATAATGCTAATACAAATTTTGGCGTAAGATTAAATAATTTAAAAAAATTAGAACAAGCTGGTGATGTCAGCTTGACACCATCTTTAGCTGGTGCAAGTCTTAGCCAATTAACACCGAGAGGAATACAAGCAGCATTATCTCCTTATGGACTGGGTGCAGTGGGAGCAGGATTTGGATTTACAAGCCCGCAACTTTTAGGATTATTAGCAGCTTCATCTCCAAGACTGGTTGGAGAAGCCGCATACTACGCTGGAAAAACATTGCCCAAAGCTGGTCTAAGCAGGCAAGCGGGAGTTTTAAGTGAACAGGCTGGTCAAGATAGCATAAATCAAACAATGGAGTTTCTAAGAACTCTAAAATAACCCATGCCCCTTGCAACAGAACGAGTTGGTCGTTTTGGTGAATATCTCACAGCAGCAATACTCTCTCAAGTTTCTGACACAGTAACCATCGTTCCACACAACGCATCCGCAGACATCATCTTTGAACACAACCTAAAGCTGTATAAATGCCAGGTTAAAACTCAATCTAAAATAGAAGAACATAGAGGCAACTGGCGGTTTGATATGCGTAAGGGTCAAAGAGTCAAGCATAGAAAATACAAAGATAATGAGATAGATGTGTTTGCTTTTGTAGCAGTACCGCACAGAAATGTGGTGTTTTCTAAACCTTTAGACCAAGCTCAGCTAACCATCAATGATGAACACATGAAGAACAATGATGCTGTTAGAAACATCAAAGATATATTGGAAGACCTTAGTTAAAGACTTTCAATATCAAATACAACTTCTTGATCCTTGTAATGCTTAACGGAGTGTATTCCTACTTGTAGGAAATACTCCGCTAATGCTTGAGGATCTTTGTTTTCCAACCCAGCCACATCTATCAAAGAACGCGCAATGTGTCTGTTTACATAAACAGGCGTGTTGTTGTTCCTCTCATTTAGAACTGGATCTTCAAAATCAAACAAGTTCATTGCTTTACTCCTAGACCTTTACCTCCTTGGTATATTGGCCTAATTTGTTACCCTCTCCATCTACACCATGTACAAGCTGTAGTTCAAGATCAATGTAATGCTTGGCTTTAAGCAAGTCTTCAACCTTATCAACCTTATCTCTGGTAATAAGTTTCAACACATTACCCATCGACCATGACAAACCATTTGCGTAAATATACTCAATGGGTTGTATGCCATTGCCTTTATAATGATTGCCACCTACCTGGTTATTGATCGCAAGCATATCGATTGCTTGATCCCATTCCTTTGGGGTTACATTATCTATACTCATATTCTTCTCCTTTTTTATAAATATATTTGCATATCATATAACTTTAGTGTAAATTTAACAACATTCAAATACAAAAAGGGAGTATTAGGAAATGACAGACACCGATAGAGTCTTT